AGACAAAAAGACATAACAGGGCAGAGCGGGCTTGACGATGCCGTGACTAGACTGTCTTATATACCGAGCGTGAAAGTTGTCGAGTTTACTAGGCGAGATATTGTAAGGTCAGGGTTAGTTCAAGAGATTGTAACTGCCTACGAGAACCCGATTACAAAGCCGTTCAATGAGCGTTAAAGTATAGTTCTAGCAAATAAAAATACATTTAATACCGCGATTATGCACTGGTTGTGGTTTTACTTGGGAAGTCCCTTATATATTTAACTTTTTTACTTTATATAATACTTTACAAATAATAATACTAATAAAGGGAAATGGGGAATGAAACATAACTGGCTAGACTCGTTCTTGGGGAAAGGTACGAGTATCACGGAATGCGAGGGCTTAATGCTTACGATTCCAAAAGAGTTAGTGGCAGCGGAGTTACCGCTTTACGCAACTAAATGGTTTGACTATAGACGCCTTCATCCAGTGCAAGCGACATATTATTTCGCGCATTGCTACAGTGTGGCATATAGAAGAGCTTACGCAACCACTAGGGACTACGAAACCTCAAAAACAATTAAGCCATTACGTGTCGATGATGCCTTTAAGTCGAGCGACATCAACGCATTATGGAAAGCTAGACAAAGCTGTGATGCAATCGGCGCTACTTATAACTTCTATACGGCTCATGCACTGGAACTAACTTCGCGATATGGGTGGAAGTTCATACCTAGACCAAATCAAATATATACAGATGCCATGATTGACGAGGTTGCGGCTGCTTGGGAAATGCGCTGTACGGACATCTTGCAGATAGTCGGCGACACCTCTCAGTACGGAACGGAAGAGCTTAGCGAATGGTATATGGGTCAGATTAAAAAGCGTCCTAGCCCAGCATTTACAGCAAGCAAACTAATTAAGATGGGCATTTTAACGGTAGAGCAGATAACTCAGGGATTAAGCGAGTCTGTGGCAATGAAAGCAATTCGACTAACTTCCCTGTAAGTGTAAGTCATTAGTGAAGTATAATAAACATATCGCGCTTTTTAATATTTAGCGATTAACAATTAGGAGAAACCATGTCATACGAACAAGAACGTAATAATCAAAATCGTGATGCGACCCGTCGCACAACTATTCACCCTAAGAAAGATTATAAGCCCCGCCCTCAAGCGCAGGCTAAACCTCGCCCACCAGCAAAACCTACGCATGAAGATATTTTGAAAGAAGCGATGGACTCTAAAAAGTCTATCTTTATTAACTTTATCGATGCAGATAAATGGCGAGCTAAGATTGTTCGCATGGACAAATTTACGATTACTTTGACTGTCGAAACGGATGACGGCGTTAAAGTTGAAACCCCAGATTGGACTATCTACAAACATGCAATTAAAGGCTTCGCAGTCTTAGAGAACTCAGAAAATGTAAGTACGCATTAGGGAGAAACAAAATGGCAGTAACAGAGGAGATTGGCATAGAGACTATGCCAGAGGGGACTATTTACGATTTTGATGACACATTCCAGAGCAAGATTGCGGCTCTATGTGTCCGAGATACATCGTTCCTTCAAAGAACAGATGGCTTGGTACGTCCTGAGTATTTCGAGAATTCAGCAGAAGGCGCACTCGTCAATATATCGCAACGCTATTACGCTAAGTTTAAGAAAGCGCCAGACCCGATAACTTTAATTCAGCTTATGGGCGAAGATAAGAAGTCTAAAATCATTCGCGAAGAATTAATGCCTTTCGTTAAGGCTAAGTTTTCTGAATTAAACGGTAACGATATATCAGACCGCGACTTTGTGGTTGAAAGGGTTGCTGAGTTTGCACGACATCAGGCAGTCATTAGCGCAATTGAGCAATCAGTTACATTACTAGACAAGCGTGACTTTACTAAAATTGAGAAGGCAATCAAGGAGGCGCTAAACATCGGTGCAAATATGGATGCCGACCTCTACGATTACTACGGAGAGATTACTTCCAGAACGTCAGAGCGTAAAGATAGGGCGGCTGGTGTATTGCCACCTACAGGTATCTCAACAGGGTTTCCAGCATTAGATAAGTTTCTTTATCACAAGGGTTGGGGCAAGCGTGAATTGTCAGTCATTATGGGCGGAGCGAAGGCGGGCAAGTCTACTGCGTTGCTTGAGTTTGGAAGAGCCGCATCGATGGCAGGAAAGAATGTTATTTACGTAACATTAGAAGTGGCTGCTCGTATTATTTCAGAACGTATCGATGCGAATATCGCAGATACACCAATGGATTTACTAGGCGAGCATATCATGGAGGTCAATCGCAAGATTGAAGCTATGAGGCTTAAAGCGGGTAGGTTCGATATTATGGAATTCCCTACAGGCTCACTTACTGTCGCTGACCTACGTCGTCTACTAGACCGCCAGAAAGCTAAGGGCCACAAGTATGACATGGTGATTGTCGACTATGCGGATTTGATGGCACCCGAACGCTATACCGATAACTCAATTGAGAACTCCAAGAACATCTACGTTTCATTGCGTGGGTTAGCAATGCAGGAGGACATCGCGCTTCTGACGGCTACGCAAACAAACAGAGAGGGCTTTAAGTCATCTGTCGCCAAAGCAGAACACGTATCAGAGGACTTTAATAAGATACGTATTGCGGACATTGTAATTTCAATTAACCGTACAGAGGAGGAACGTGCAGTCGGTCAGGCACGACTCTACTTTGCGGCTTCACGTAACCAAGCAGGGCAATTCACAGTACGCATTAAGCAAGATATGGAGCGTATGCGGTTTATTTCAGAAATCATAGGAGAAGAGTAATGAACGAAGATATTAGAAAACAGGTTGGTTTTCCAATTATTGAACTTACCCCAGTTAAGACATTGCTAGAGTCGTTAGCGGACTTGAATAGTTAATAAAATGGAAGAGTTAAAAGAACTTCTAGAACGCATCGATATGGAGAGTTACCTCGATAGAGAGGGTATTCAATATCGAGTAACTAACGGCAGTCGTGGATTGCAATTAAATATCTGCGAATGCCCGAAGTGCGGAGGCGATAAATGGAAGGTCTTTCTAAATGCAGATACAGGGTTAGGTAACTGCTTTTCAGGCTCATGTGAGTTCAAGTTTAATAAGTGGTCATTCATAGACGGCTATTTAGGCTTGAACAAGCATCAAACATACGAACACATTAAGCAAGTCGCAGGAGAGATGGGCTGGAGGCCACCTAGAAGGATAGCTTCAAACGTTCAGCTAGAAGTAGCAGAGCTTAAATTGCCACCTTCTTATGCAATTCCAATTCGCAATAAGAACCTAAAGTACCTTGAGAATAGGGGTATTTCGGGGGAAATTGCAAAGTTCTTTCACCTTAGATTATGTTTAGATGGCAAGTTTTGGTATGAAATAGAGGGTAAGAAGTGCGCTCAAGATTACGCGAGCCGTATCATTATTCCTATCTTTAACTTGGAGGGCGAGTTAGTTGGCTTTCAGGGTAGAGACATTACTGGCAAGGCAGAAAAGAAGTATTTATTTCCGCCAGGATACGCCGCTACAGGCAAGTATTTGTATAACGGTCAAAACTGTATGGGTCTAGAGACAATAGTCATGGGCGAAGGCGCTTTCGATGTTATCGCTATCAAGATGGCTTTAGATACAAGTACCGAATTGCGAAGTGTAGGTGCGTTAGGCAGCTTCGGCAAGCATCTATCTCATGGCGAGGGTGAGACTCAAGTAAGCCAATTCCTCAAGCTAAAAGAGGCTGGTCTAAAGAATATTGTCATCATGTGGGACGGTGAAGTGACGGCGACAGATGACGCAATTGAAACAGGTAGGTTATTAAAGAACTATGGCTTCAATGTGCGGATTGCATACTTGCCAAAAGATAAAGACCCAAATGAAATACCAGCAAAGGCAGTAGTTGAGGCTTTCTACAAAGCCCTACCTTTAAATAGTAATCTAGCTACTAGATTAAAACTAGCACGTAGAAAGGAGTAAATATCATGAGCCACGCAAAGATTTACAGCAATATTCAACGTAACGGCAGTAGCCCGACGGTAGTTAGGCTTATCGCGGGAAAACTGTCCTGTAGTAAGGTCAAGAAGCACGAGGACGTCATTAATATTGGCAATATTATTGGGATATACACAGATACCGTACCTCTTTCTTGGGTCGTGGAAGACTTAGATAGCGTTGGCTTTGCAAGTTAGGCAGTAAGTCACGACTGATTTACGCGCCTGACTTAAGTCTCTATTATTAGAACTGACAAGAAGCTCACTATTAGGAGAAAGTAATGAGTACAGAATTATCAATCGGATTATCAGTAGACTCGAAGGAAAATGCCTTCTGTCACTACTGCCCACAGGTGGGACACTTTAAGAATTATGCGGTATGCAATCATTTAATTGAGAAGCGCAAAAGCGGAAGACTAACCTCAGCTTATGAGGATTGTTCAGTTTCAATCAGCAAGAAAACTTGCCCAGCTTTAAAAATGCGTAAGGAAGAGATTGACGCAGGACACGCAATTCACTTTGTATCACGCACAACCCTACACGCAAACTCTGAAATACGCGACAGCAACATCGTTCAAAGGGCAGTTGAGGTTGTCTCTAAACGCTTCAAAGCAAGCAAGCCAGAGCCAGTCGTAGTCGCAGTAGCTAAGAAAGAAGAGGCATTCGTGGCGATGGACTATGCGGCAGTAATTAGCTTGGCAGCTAAAGAAGTAGCAAAGCCGATAGCTAAAGTAGTCGTACCACCAGCAACCCTTAAACCAGAAGAAGGCGAGTCTATGATTGACTTCGCTAAGCGCATGATGAGTGCGAGAAAGGCAGCCGTATGAACTCAGACCTAATATATAGCAATCTAGAAATAATCGCCGATGTATCGAGCAAGAACGGGAAAGAGGCTTTGATTAAGTCTCACGAACAAGATGAAGACTTTAAACAGGCACTTCGGTATGCGTATGACCCATTTATGCGCTTCGGTATCGCCAAAGTGCCAGAACGCTCAACCTTTGGGGCAGGGACGTTTGATGAAGGCGGCGATACATGGTCAATACTAGACTTACTTGCTAGCCGTGCATTAACTGGAAATGCGGCAAGAGAGGCAGTAGAGAATGAGGTTAATCGTCTAGGCGAAGACTCTTCTCAATTGTTTAAGCGTATCCTCACTAAAGACTTACGTGCTGGCTTTTCAGAGTCAACAATCAATAAAGCAATCTCAGGATTAGTACCTACATTTGACTGTATGTTAGCGCACAAGTACGAACCTAGCCGTGTTAAGGTGTGGCCGCAAGTTGTTGAAGCTAAGCTTGATGGCGTAAGGGTTCTTGCTTTCGTAAACCTAACAAATGAGACTGTATTTTTCTACTCAAGAAGCGGAAAAGAGTTCTTTACATTCGACCACTTAAAACAGCCAATTATCAATATGCTCAGTATGGCACGAGCAGATAAAGTTGATAGCGAGGCAGAGTATGACAGCCTGCTGGAGATGGTATTCGACGGCGAAATAGTATCGGGTAGTTTCAACAAGACAGTATCCGAAGTTAGACGGAAAGACACTCAGGCTATAGATGCGGAGTTCCACGTATTTGACATACTGCCCATTCGAACATTTCAAAAGGAAGAGAAGACTGGCTGCCTAGTTGCTGGCAAATATTCCTATAGACGTAACTTATTAGAATTCGTAGTTAGTAAAGCTACAAGTGAAGCGATAAAGACAACACCTAAATACATCGTGAACTCGCAAGCTGAGATTTTAGCTATCTATGACAAGGTAAGAGCGCGTGGGTTGGAAGGTCTAATCGTTAAAGATATGGATGGTTTGTATCACCGCCGACGCAATCATGGTTGGATGAAGATTAAGAACGAAGAAAGCGTTGACGTTCCTATTATTGCCGTCGAAGAAGGTACGGGTAAGTATGTTAACCAACTTGGTGCTTTTGTAGTAGATGTTGATGGGGTGAAAGTTAATGTTGGCTCAGGGTTATCAGATGAGCAACGTGCTTCATTTTGGGAAGCCAAAGATGAGTTACTTGGGCGTTTAGTTGAAGTTGAATTCCATGAAAAGACAGAGGACGGTTCACTTCGTCACCCACGATTTGTACGTTTCAGGGACGACAAATAATGAAAAACCTAATCAAAGTAATTGCGGTAATAGGCTTGCTATCCTCGCTTCAAGTATTAGCTAAAGAGATTACCTATGTTGGTGATGGGCGCTACACCTGTCGAGGTAGCGACTGTGCGGACTTTAATCGGGAGCAGAAGCAATACAACCAAAGGCAAGAGTCCCAAGAACGCTATCACCGAGAAGAGCGTGAGCAGAACAACGCCATTATTGACGAGCTACAAGAGACTAACCGCTATTTAGAGGAAGAATAATGAACATATATATGGGCAAGTATCTTAACTTTTGGGGTGCATATCAAATTGCAGACTTACTTCAAAAAGTAGGCGTATCAGAAGAGCGTTGTTTTGCAATTGGCGAAAGTCTTAGCAAGACTTGGTTTGGCGACTTATGCAGTTGGGTATATTCAAAGCGTAAAAGAGACATAAAAGTCCATATAGAAAATTATGATGTATGGAATATGGCAGAGACTCTCGCGATTATCATCTTGCCTATGCTCGAAGAATTACGCGAAACCAAGAACGGCTCTCCGCATGTAGACAAAGAAGATATGCCATTCGAGCTACAGTTTGATGGCACTGAGTCATTCTCTAGACAACTTGAGTTATTTGAAAGAACGCCAGAGTTTAACGAGCGCTCATGGAATGTAACGCATGACCGTTGGAATTATGTATTAAGCGAAATGATTTGGACGTTTACTCAGCTACAGCCTGACTGCGATTGGGAGGCTGAATACTACGATGAGGACTCTAAATTAGACCTTCCTAGATGGTTAAAGCATCACGAACGTATAAATAACGGAACTAAGCTATTTGGCAAATACTATCAAGGACTATGGGACTAATATGTCATTCATTCTTACATTAACGGGGCCATCCTGTGCTGGCAAAACAACTCTAGAAAGAAAGCTTAAGGAGGTTGGATTTGAGCCAGTTATCAGTACGACTACTAGACCAATAAGAGAAGGCGAAGTTAATGGCGAAAACTATTACTACGTTACTCGCGAAGAGTTTGCCGAGCTAATAGGGCATGACAGGCTGATTGAGCATATCGAATTTGGAGGCAACTGTTACGGCATCTCCAGAGAAGAGATACAGCGAGTATTCGATAACCACAAGCCCATAGTTATTGTTGTAGAACCGCAAGGCTTAAAGCAGATAAAAGAGTATTCTAAAAAGATGGGCTGGGAAGTTTACAGTGTATTCGTGGACAACCCACCAAAGGTAATTGCTGGTCGTTTCCTTAGACGCTTCATCGATGACGTAAAGAACGCTACAAATGAAAATGATATATATAAAGTATATACTTCTCGCCTAGCAGACATCATGACAATCGAGGCAGCTTGGAGAGTTGAGGCTTATAACAGTCGAGATACCTTATATAGTATAGTTATCGATGCCTTTGATGAAACCAATGACAAGCAGATAGTTGCGGAGTTTATGAAGTTGATATTAGATGTTAGGCATAAGTCACTAATTGCTTAGCTTGGATAAGTAATGTTAGTCTTCTAGCACACAGGAGATTGATATTATGCTTTTAAAAGACGTAGGGAATATTCACGCATTACTAAAGGACTCGCCTTTGGCAATTTCCCGCCTCTGGGATAGAAATGTAGAGACAATTAAGCCAATAGAATTCACCTGTTTTATCCGTCGTATGAAAAGTCGTGGTTACGAGGTTCAGGCTTCTAATGCAGTTGAGTTAGCCGTCAATGAAATTTTCAAAGCCATTGTTCAGAGTGAAATAAAATCCATCGAACTCATTAAGCTATTCACGGAATATAGAGACGCGGACTTCGGCAAGATTAAAGAGAAGCTCAAGAAGCTATCCTTAGTTAGAAGAAAGGCATTTATGTTTATGCTAGAAACTGGCTTGACCCCGCAAGAGGTAGTTAAGCTAAGTTGGACAGAAGTAAAGAAAAGAACCCTTACTGAAACTGCCTCTTTGGTTTTAAGAAGTTTACCAAGACACATAACCTCAAACTTCGTTTTCTGGGAATATGGAAGC